TATATCTTTCTTTATTCTTAGATATGTATCCATCAGCGTATAAAAATCCTAACCAATAGGCTTTGATTGGATCATTAATCACTTCAAAATAATTTTCATTAAAAGTATATTTTTTAGAGTTAATAGAGTTGCTTCTTCTTTCAATATTGTTATCTTCTAAAGTTTTATATACCCTATAATTATTAATGTTTAATTCTTTTGCTATTTTTATAGCAGAACTACCTTCTATGTACGAAGATATTATTTTTTGCCTTAAAATATCTTCGTTATTATAAATATTCATCTATTCAATCACTTCCCATTCATCAACAAAAATTTGTCCTGTTAGTTTCCCATTATATTCATTGATACTTGCCCTGCCTATAATGTTTAATACAACTTCGCTTTTCCAATCTACCATATCATTATACATTTCTTCATTACTTTTAAATCTAATAAAATCAACCTCATCTGTCTCAATCTTTATGGTATTTTTACCTTCGCCCATTAACTTAATATTTTGCGTACTTACTTTCACGTTTTCTATATAAATTAGTGGTTCTTGGATATTTGTACTATATATGTATTTTAAGTCACAAATATCTTTTATAAACTCAAATGACATTTCATCAAATGGAATTCTAAAATCTACACTATAAACCTTTTCAAAAGTGTCATCTTTGAAGAATTCATTAAGTTTATTATCTATATTCTCTAAACAATGTTCTTTAATTTGTATTCCAGCAGCGTCTTGATGCCCTGCTACAAAAACAAACAATCCAGTCTTTTGTAATTTGTCTTTAAAATCGCCAGTATTTGCTCTCATACTACCTCGAATTTCATTCTTTTCATTAATAGAATAAACGATTGAAGGTTTCTGATATTTGCCCAATAATGAATTTGCTAATAACCCTGACATTCCTTCTGATTCCTCTTTATTAACTTTAACACATATTATTTTATTATCTAGGTTAATTTGATCTTCTACAGGTTTGATTAATTTATCGGACAATCTTTTTCTTTTACCATTATAACTAACACACATTCTAGCAGATTGTTGATGAATTGATTCTTCAATTTCTTCTCCTTTTTTACTGCCCCTAGTAGGTTTATATACGTATACTTTATCTGTATCTATGTTGGCGAATGATTTAAACATCATATCTTTATCTTCTATTTTCCCTAACCTATATACAGAGTTAATAAGTGGAGCAATATAAAATGCTATTGATATTGGATTTATTTCTCCTTTTAACGAAAAATCTTGTGCTTCTATTAGTGCTTTTAGTGCAGGACTTTTTATATTACTTAAGCCTTTACGAACGTAATATTGAACTTCTAAGTCTTTTGTATCCATATAATCCGCAAGCAAACCAGTTGCAACTAAATCTAAATATTTATCAGCTTTATCTTCCCATAATTCTTCATCTAAAGCTTTGCAGAACTTATAGGTCATTCCGACACCTGATAAATTAGTTGATATTTTAGACAATTGATTGTTAACAACAATAGCATTTGCACTATAGTCTTTTACACTGTGATGGTCTAAAATTATAATATCAATTCCCATATCTTTTACTATTTTATGTTCCTTAAATTGTTCACTTGAAGCATCAGGTAATATTAGTAATTTGATTGTTGGCAATACATCTTTTAAATCTTCCAACATAATGCCATGTGTTTTTTTGATATGATTTTGAAAAAATAGGTTAGCATTTGGATATATATCTTTTATGTAGTTGTAAAGTAAAGAGGATGATGAAATTCCATCAAAATCACTGTCAATAATTATCAATATATTAGATTCTTTTTCTAAGTGTTCTAACAAACATTTTATAGCAATATCCATATTTTTAAAATCTAATGGGTTAGTAACAACACTGTCATCAATATTTAGGAACTTATCGATATCTTTTATTCCCCTATTTCCAAGTATCTCATACAATAAGTTAGTTGCATTATAGTTATTTTCCCCAATAATTTTATATTTCATTTATTTTATTCCTCTCAATATCCTTTTATTTTCAAATAATCGTTTAAATTTTTCTTTATTATCAGTTGGAGATTCTTTTTCTCCTAATATCCCATCCTCGTCAATTAAACAATAAATTATTTGATTTTCAATAAATTTATTACATTCTTTTTCATAATGTTCTTTATTAAACTTACCGTCTTTAAACATAACGTCCTTATCGTAAGCTAAAACTAAATCTACCCCTAAATGGGTTAATTTCTTTGCTTGATATTTGGAAATTGTATGAGATCCAATACTTACAGCATTTCTTATTCCATATGACCACAACTGAGCCGTAGCTTTTTCCGATTCACATATAACTGCAAAACCTTCTCTTTTTATGTATGGCATAGTCCTGTTTAATCCGTATAATATTTTAGACTTAGCACATGGGACTAAGTAAAAATACTTACTTTCCCACTCTTCTAGTTCTTCTGATGTCTTATATAACCTTGCTTTTACTCCAACTAATGTATTTAATTCATCTCTAATTGGGATAGTAATAGAGTGGGTTTCTAGATCATAACCAAAACCAAAATCAATTTGTGTTTGTAAGTCTATATTGTCTTGTAAGAATAGTCTATTAGCATAATTACCATAATATTTCAAAATATCTTCATTAATAGGTTTTAAGTTTATTAATTCGTCTTCATCACTCTTATTAGAACCATTTTTTTGTTCATAAATATAATCTAAAAACTTAATCATTTCTGTTTTATTTTTTGGTTCTTCATAGTAATTGTATGCACAAGTATCGCATATCCATTTTATACTTTGTGAAAAATATAGTTTTTTTATAAAAGAAGTAAGTGAAATAATATTTGTATAACCATACTTATCTGAAATATCTCTAGTATATGCATTTACCCAAAGATTGTCTTTGTAAACTACCGCATGATTAGCATCTCCATCAGGAAAACCACAAGTAAAATACTCATCTTTTTCCTTAATGTGGTGCATACCTAAATTTTTAAGTATTTTTTCTATATCATTATTTTTTATAATCTTTCCAAATAAATCTTTTACCTCCATATATTTTTATGCTCCTAACCTTTGTTTAGGTTTTGAATCACTATTCCTATTCCCCTTCTTTACTAATAAACCAACTTCTATCCATGTATTTCTATCTAAATCAACTTCACATACTGTAACTTTACCTTTGCCACCAGTCCTACTTTTAGCAAACCTATGTCCATAATACGTCTTGTTTATGTCTAAAGGTATTTCTCCTCCCCAATCATCTATTATAGAATATTTGTCATAATCATCTCTAAACAATCTTTTACCTAATACTAAATAGTCTAATACGTGAAATATTTGTTTACAGTTTGCTAAGTTCATACTGTTTAAATCAAACACTTCTAAATATACCGAATCATCAGTAAGTTGAAAGTTAGCATAAATACCTATCATTAATTCTTTTGCTAGTTCTTCTAACCTTGTGGCAGTTTGTTTTATAGTTTCCCATGCGTCTGTTCTGTAACCTTTTAATGTGTCATACATAACATATTCTACATTTTTAGATAATACGTGTTTGCGAATTTCCATCTCTATATCATAATCAGCATATTCTCTCATTTCTTTAAAATATATTTTAGTGTTTTCTTCAATCCATTCTGCCACAACAAGAGTATTTCTATATTCTGTTGATTCATTATATAGTTTCTGTTCATACTCTTCGTCAGTTAGTAAAGGATCTTCATTATCATCAATTTCTCTAATTATAAATTGACCAGTTGTGTCACTTCTGTATCTTCCAAGAACAATTTCTTCTTCTGTTTTATTTAGATCGAAATCAAAATGTAATTTATGTATTGGATCATTAATAACTGTAACTATTTTACATGCCTCAATATCCTCTTCTGACATTTCATTAGTCATAATAAGTACGGCTTTTTTCTCTATTAAAGATATATGTGTTGCTAATGCCACCATTTTTCTTGATTTACCTTCATTGGATAACATACCTTCTACAATTAACTTTCCTTTGCGGAAACCCCTAAAGAATAAATTCCAACAATTCCAAGGAAATGTGATTCCAAAACTTGGTTTCTTAATCCATTCTTTAATTCTTTTTACGGACTTTTTACCTAATATAATACTTTCTTCTCCACCACTAATAACCGTATTTATAGTATCAGCTTTTGCTTTAATCATCTTGTAAATATCAGTAGCAGAAAACTTTTCAAAATTCTTATGCTCAAGTATTTTTTGGACGGGATAACCGCATCGTTCGTATTCTCTCACAAGAGAAAATTTCTTTACAATATTAAAATAGTTTTTAAAATCATCAGTAGTTGAAAGTTCTTTCATTTTTTCAATTGTTTTATAACCACCATATTCTTTGTACTGTGCATTTCTTTTTTTGTCTTGAGACATATAAATATTAATATTATTCTCTGTAAATTCTTGTGAAAAGGATTTATACATCATTTCAAAACTGTCATAGAAAAATTGACAAGAACTATCATAGAAATCATATTTAGGACGCATTATATGTCCATATTCAACATAAATATCTGGCTTCTTGTATATAGAACCTACTAATAAAGTTTCTGATTGAATATTATTATTTTTAATGTCATCTCCCGTAGATACCACCAACTCTCTTAAAAAACTTCATCTAAAATATCTGATATATTTATTTCATCATTGTGATTATTAGTATTTTTTCTCTGCATTAAAGAGATTGTATTATTAAATTGCATATCATTTTTTAATACTATATCATCCTTAATTATCTTTTTCTCTATTTCTTCTGTTTTTTGCTTTTGTTTCCATTTTAAATATTCATCATAATTATTAATTACAATTGCAAGATCATAATCAATTCTCCTTAATAAATCAATTTTCTTACCTTTCCTCTCGTTATTATTGTTTACTTTATCAAGATATGTTTTCATCTTCTTAAATATTTGTAATAAATCATAATAAGATATGGGAGCATTAATACGTACGGCAAATGTCCCATCATTAATCTGTTTTATTTTCTGAAAAAATAATACTGGGAGTACAGTTAAATTATAATTATCATATATCCAATATATAAGTCTATCTCTATCAATTAAACTATTCACATAATCTGATTCAATAGTTTTAATAACCATCTCATCAGCAAGTTCTTTTGCCTTATCGAGTGCTAATAATTTCCTTTCTGATTGAAATTTTATAAAACAATCGTAATGATAATATGATTGTTGATAATAAATAAATTTTTCTGTCTCTAATTTTATAGTTTTAGTTTTTGGTTTATCACATATTTTACATTTTCTTAATATCTCTTTCATT